CGAGATCTCCGCAATTCCGCACATCTGCGGGTAGTTCGGGTGGTTGTGGATGTTGAGGACGGCAAATGACCCATCCTGGGGGCGGTTGAACGCCTCGGTGCCGCCCTCGTTGTATTGGCGCACGTTGACAATGCCGCTCTGGCCGTTGGCGCGTACCAGCTCCGCCTGGGTCTCCCAGTTCACCGCCTGGACGAGCCAGTCGGTCTCCTGCCAGTCGGTGCCATGGTAGTTGTGGAACTCGCCGACAGGATGCGTGCCACCAAGGTCCTCTTCGATCAGGGCGAGGCTCAGCTCCAGCGGCTGGCCCTGGTCAACGATGGTGATGGCATCGAGCGGGACGTCGACGACGGTCAGCGACAGGCCGAGCAGGAAGCGCACCGGGGCGGACTTGTAACCTAGCGTTTCTGTCGGGCTGGACCAAAGCCAGATCAGCACGCCGTCCGAGTCGAAGAAGCCGATCTCTCTGACCCAGTATTCAGTTTCCCCAAAGAACAGGGCGTTGATGTCCAGGCGATATTGATCCGCCACGATGCGGCTGGACACGATTTCAACGCGCTCGCGCTCGTCTAGCAGCGATGTTGCGTTTCTGCGCGTCTCTGGGTTATAGGCGCCAGACCCTGCCGCCACGTGCGTAATGCTGACATCGAGACCGGCTGTATCCGCTGCCAAAATAGCCATGCGTCCTGCGTCGGTCGTGATGACGTTCAAATTTGACATGGACTGTCCTCGTTATACACCGCGCAAGTGTACGCTACGAATAGCAAAAGGTGCCGGCAATACAGCGGCAACACCGATTTCAACTAAATTGTCGGAAGAAATTTCATAGCTTTGCGCGCCAAAATGAGCGGATGAAACCGCAGCAGGGCTTGAGGTAATTGAAGCAATACCAATTGTTCTTGGGCCGAACTGCCAAGTAATTGTCGCTTGGCGCATTCGCGTTCCGGCAGCTTTGAATGCATCAAGAGCATCCAGCAGCGCATCCAAAGTTACATTGCGGATTGGTGGCTCTGCAATTATTACGTCGAATTCGCCATATCCAGCCGCGTGACCGCTCGGAAGTGCCGGGTCATAGGTGATGATGGGGGCATCCACTACCGATACTGTACCGCGAGTCGCCCCGAACAGAATCTCGATAGCCCAAGCGACGGCAAAGTTATTGGACCTTGGGATCAATATTTCGGCTATGATCCTGGACAAGTATTCGGCGTCTACCTCGTCCAGTTTTCGCAAAATCCCGTAATAAGACCCGTGCAGGTCCAACCATTCGCCGCCGGCACGGTCGAAGTGTATTTGATCGACAGCAAGCTTGGAGTCTGTTTCTGCACCGGCTAGGCCAAGTCCCATGGCATGCAGCAACGCCCATAGTAATGACGTATAGGCCGATAGCGCGTCACCGTTACTGACATCTTGACGCCCAGTTCCATCAAGCAAAATCAGGGCCGACCTGTCAGCAATGTCCGGATGTAACGCGATAACATCGTATCCTGGCAATGTTCGGATCTCTTCGGCCAGGGTGGTCATGGTGTGTCCTTCAAGCTGGATGCTTGTGGCGACACCTGACGATGTTTCGAGCGTCAAAACATTATTAGCCACACGCCACGCGCACCAGGCGACATGACGAACTCTAAACGCAATGACAGCATGCGCGTCATGGTCGAATATGCGATGCAAAGATGCCAGGAGTTTATCGCGCCATGCGGAAATCATGTCAGCGTCACCTCGCCGATGGTAGCGATTTCGTTGACATCAATTTCCACGTCTGCGGCGGGATCGGTAAGGGTGACGTTGTAGACCCCTGGGACGGTTGCAATCGCGACAGTAATCCCGGACACCAGGCAGTCGCCGCCGAGGCGCAAAGTGGAAATGTAGTCACTGATCGCCACTTCGCAGGATGCCAGCAGCGATTCTTGGGCGACGCTTCCGTCCCCTTCGATTACTGCCGTCACATCAATGGGGACTTCAACGGCTGACTCCACTGTCGCAATGACGCCCGCGGCCTTCCATCCGGTGATGATGTTCCCGGACGGGTCGGTGTACCCGTCCACGATGTCCTGGGTAAGATCGACCAGTTCTGACGATGCAGCACCAGATCCGCTGGAGATTACGACTCGAACAAACCCGACCGGCTTTGTCTGGTCGGTCATAAACTCTTCGATGACGGCCACTTCGTTGACATACTCCGACACTGTGCCGTCGATTGCGTAAAGCCTGGCTGTGCTTGCTCCGTAGGCGATGGCGGATTTCGTGCCACGAGGCAAAGAGCGAACAAACTCCTGAAACCGCGCCTTGCGCTCGTCGTCGGTTTCCTCGTCGCGACCATTAGAGATTGCCGAGATATTCGTTACCTCGTCAATTCCTGCAATGCTCGCAGTCATGATCACCAGGGTTGCAGCAGGGACGTTACCCGCCGCCCCAATCGTCTCGCATTGTGCGCTGACGGATACGGACGTTTGGCCTGCTACCAGCGTGGCCGCCGCGGTTGTTGCGTAAGACAGCCCTTCTGCCGTTTTGACGATGGTTCCGGCAGGGATCACAACATCGCTCGCCAAAGGCGCGTCAGCAATGAATGTCACATCTCCGTAAGCAGCCGCCGGTGCAAGCCTCTGAAAGTCGAACGCCTGGTAAATGGCAACAGGGATTGCCTCCATGATCCCATGGAACATCTCCAGATACAGGGATTCAATTTCCCCCGCGGGGGCCTCAAGCATGGTGCGCGTAACCGATCCAACGCGGAAATCTGTGAGCTTGCTGGTCGCCCCGCGAACCAGGTTGATCATCCCCGCTAGAATCGAGCGGAAGTTTTTAACCTGGAACGCCATTAGACAGACACCTGAATTGATGCGCCGTCTATGGCATTAGCGCGAATTTGAACATGGATTGCATCGCCGTTGATTTCGAGCTTATCAACCGTTGCGCTTTGGATGCGATCATCGGCAATGACTGCGCGGCGGACCAATGCTGCGGCAAGGCGTTGTGCAATGTCGTCCGCCTTTTGTCCAAGTAGCCGATGCACGCCACACCCATAGCGCGGGTGCCAAACCAAGTCGCCCAGATCGGTCAGGACAACGTGATGGATCGCTTGGGACAGGTTCGGCGCGCCAGTGACTAGATTTAGGTCACCGCTTGTCGCGGTCAGCTCGCCATTGGTCAAAATCAAGTCGGAGCCGAATACGCCCTTGGGGTCAAGGTGCGAAGGGACGTAATCCGCGCTCGCAGGAATGCGCAGCGTGCTCCCGGTCAGCAGTACGCCATCGGTCTGAGCAACACTGTCATCCGTCAGGTAGGGCGGGCGCAGATTGTTGATGAACGCCAGTTCAAACCAGCGCTCGGCATCCCCAATCTCGCGCGCAGCGACTCGCTGGAGCGTGTCGCCACGCCGGGTTTCGGCGACGCGGTATCCCTGATACTCGCGGCGGAACAGGGTCATACCAACAGCCCCTCGTTGATGCGATTCAGCCTGTCGGCCGCATGAGCAGCAGTCTGGGGGCTCGCAACGGGGTCAAGCGATTGCGCCCAGCGCATCGCGTCCCGTGATGCCGTCGTCTGCGGCGCCGGCGGCACGGAAGGTGACAGAGACTCGAACGGGTTGGCGTTTTCCCATGGCGAGATTGGTCGCCCGCCGCCGGTGCTGGAACAGTTCGATGCTCCGAATAGCGGGTCCAGGTCGAAAATCGACTCGATGCGGTCGAACCCGTTGACAATGTTGCAATAAGCCCCATGGAGGTTCCCGGCGATGGCGTTGATCTCGTTGACAACGTGATTCGGCACCCCGGCAATCACATCGGTTGCATGGAAGATGTTGCGACCTGCCTGCTGTATGTCTCGCGTCAGATCGAAAACGGGTCTGAGCGTGTCATCAATGGTCCCGGTGACAGATTGGACGCTGGTCCGCACGGTATCGAGAAGGCTTTTGCTCTTGGTCAGAAACTCCGACCCTGCTCCGGCCAATGGGCCGAGGTAGCGGCCCATTCCGGATAAGGTGCTGGCAGATCGCGCTTGCCCAGAAGCCGCTGATACAAGGCCGTCCAGTGCGCTGCCAACACGCCCAGCGACTGAGGTAATGGCATCCATGATCGAGTCGAACTCTGCTGAGGGCGGGTCGGATAGGTCGCGCACGACTGCGAGCCGAATGTTGAACTGCCGCAGCAAAGGGCGCTGCTTGTGCCGTAGCAAGGTGAACTCCATCGGCACGACAGACAGCTCAAATCCGTTCAAGGTGTCGATCAGTCCGATCTCGATGGAGTCAGGAGACATTCCAGCGGACACCTTGCGTTTTCGCTCTTGCTCCCAGGAGAAGAAGAAGTCTCGCAGAGCATCGAACTTGGCCGCGCCGTCTTCGTCCGGCCCGCCGCGCCATCCCGTGGTGCCGGACATGAGGATCATGCCCACGCCGCGCCCGAAGGCGTCCACGTATGCGCCACCCAGGGTGTTGTGGACCGTGGTACGAAAGGGCTCCTGACGAGTCAGTTCTTCTGGCCTGATGACGAGATCATGACGCGATCCGGCGAGCCCAGACCCAGAGATCCGGACGAACGAGATAGGGCGGTACTTTTGGCTGCTAGGCTGTGCCATGGCGCCATCATGGCGTCACGACAAGCCGAGGCGACTTATGTCTTCGGAGGCCCAGTATCCCCGCCGCCTGGCGTTACGCCGGTGTGGACGTGGTTCTTGAGACTGATCCCGTCAGCGATCACGTCACCTCCAGTGACGACAACATCCCCGGCAGTCACGATGATGTCGCCGTTGATGCGCATCGTCCCTGAGACTGTAGCGTCTCCGCCACCACCATCCGCCGTGATACCGATGGCGCTCCCAGCCAGCCCGATGATGCCTGCCGCCGTCAGCGACATGGCCCCGGCTGTGGTCACGGTCGTCGGCCCCTGGGATGCGATGTCCACCTTGCCCTGCGTTGAGATCGACAAGGCGCCGTCAGGGGCGATGGTAACGGTGCTTTTGGATGTCCCGCCAGCCGCCGTGCCGATGGTGACGGTCGGCGCCGATCCGGTATTGCGCTTGATCGCCCAGTTGCCGTCCACGTCCTGCCCAGCCAAGTCTTCATGCCCCGGCGTGCCCAGGCGGATGAAGGTCCCGGACGGGTGCGACAGCTCTGCGTTACCGTCCTTGTCGATGGTGAAATAGGTGTCG